GTCTTACCATGAGCCATTGACATCGAATGTTTTATTTCGTCAATGTCATCTTTAATACCATCAATCTTATTATGTATAAGTTCAAACTCTTTTCTATCGGCTTGGTTCATGTGTTTTCCCACCATATTTTAGCAATTATGTAAAATAGAAGTATCATCACCATATACGATAACCATTCCATTATGTAATGTGGTACTTCCAAGTAGTTTCTCCTTTACTCTTATATAAATATTAGTTAGAGAAACTTTCCGATATATTTACTTGTTCTTTTGTGGGGGCTTTTTCTTATAATTACGTCTTTTGTATGGACGTTTCTTAGGTTTTGTTAACCTAAATATTTCTTCTTTCAGCATTTGTCGTTGAACGCGTAAATCTGATATTTCTCTATGTAAATCTTCATTTCTACCCGCAGTTAATGCACCAATTATACCAGTCATTGATATTCCACCAATAACAACACCTACATAAATCCAACCTATAGTTGATAATGCTTCATACCACATTATTTTCTCCTTTGTGTTTTTCGTTTATTCGTCTTTTTTCTTCTACTGACTTTAAGTCTTCGTTCATCTCCACTTCGTTGTTCACCAAGTATCCACTTTGTAACTTTCTCAATAGCGTCTAAGAATTTATTCATCTTCTTTTTCCTTTTTCTTTAATTCAACCACAACATCAGAATCTAATTCTAATGATTCATCTTCTAATAGAATACTATCTTGGTGAACTTGTATCACCATTCCTTCCATTTCTGGTTGTGGATTTTCTTTATAGTCCATTCTCATTTGAATAGCTTCAGCCTCCATCTCGGTGGCTAATTTTTGTAATTCTTTTTGTTCGTCTTTAGTTAGACCTTCTATTTCAATTTTCTTGCTCATATTTCTTTTCTCTTATCCATATAACGGCTCCCCATTTTTCACAATCTATTGGTGGTAACGCTTCATGTAAACTATTATTTATCGTTTTACCATCTATCATATTCATCCATAGAACCATTCTACCAGCTTGTGGTTTAATTTTAAAACCTTGTCCTTGTCCACGTATCCAAGCTTTTCTTAAATATGTTTCCCCACCATTAGATACATCATTTAAATACAAAAAAGCTGTCCAAATTCTTTGTCCACCCATCTTCATTTGTTTTTCATAATACTCTTGATTTGGGATTAAAAAATCAAAATGTTCTTTATAGTATTGACCTGATTTATAATGTACAATTTGCATCTTTTCAAAATTTTTAATTGGAACTTGTGTAAAATCACGTACCAAATCATATACTTTATCTACTGATTTATTATTTCCATACTCTGTCCTACTTGCCCAATTTGTTCTATAATTTTGTATAACTGGTGCAAACGTTGTTGCTGGTTTCAATGTAGGTCTACCATAGTTTATTATTTCTCTACAAGTTCTTTTTGAAACTACATCATCAATAACCCAACCAAAAAGTTCAGCATGTTGAGTTCTCATTTCTTGTAAGTTTTTTAGTTGGTCTTTAGTTAGACCTTCTATTTCAATTTTTTTACTCATAATTTTAATTCATCATCTACTATATCTCTATCTTCTTTCCACCATTCTATACCATAAGTTTGTGAAGATGGTTTTCTTTCAAACGCTTGTTTATTCAAGTCATATTCTTTTTTGGACATGACTTTCCATAAACTATCAAACTTATCTTCATCTATTCTTTTAATACCTATGAAATAGGTTCGTGCACCACTAATACCTATTCCACTTTCAAGTTCAGCTGTAGATACTACATCAAAACTTTTATCCACCAAAACATATTTCATCTTGTGTCTCCTAATCTAATACAATGTGTACTTCTCCCTCGGTAAGACTATTACTATAATCTCTATATGCATAACTTATTGTCATAGTGTCTCCAATCATAGTCTGAACTGGTGCTATCATATTATTAACCTCTCCATCTGAATTACTATAACTACAACAATTTGTCGTTGGTACTTCAGAACCATTGAACCAAGTAACATAGGTTGTATCGTAACTTACATATTCTAAGTCATCCGTTAATCCGAACTCTACGACATAACCAAGTGTGTCACCTATGTACCAAAAGTGTGAACTATACCAATTAAATCTTATTAATTCTGCTGGTTCCTCATCGGTGTAAACACTACCACTTATTCTATGTAGTGTTTGCCAAGTTTCTCTACTCATTTCTAAATGGTAGTAACCATTTTCATCCAATGGTAACCTTACATCAATATCAAAAAACAATTCATCATAGTTTATTCCAACACGAGTATCAGAACAACCTATAATAAATAATAAACTACCTACTACTATGTTTTTTATTAAAACCTTTATTTCGTTTATCTTCACGTTTTGTTTTAGCCTCCTTCCAAGACTTTTTTGGTTTCTTTGTTTTCATGGATTTATTGTTCTCTTCGAATGCTTCTTCTTCCATGTACTCCCAATCATGCCAATTGTTATTCACCTTATTCTCCATCGTAAGTTACGAAATAAAATCATAAATGTCAAGTATTATTTTTCTGTATGTGTAGTTTTTCAATAACATCAAAAAATTTGGTAAGAGTTAGTTCTGAACCCATATCAGTTACAATCTTACTATCAGAGAGTAACTCTGGGTTATTGTGTATAATTTTGTGTAACGCTTCAAACCCGTGTGACGGATAAAATTTACCAAAACTTTCTTCCCCTAAAACGTTTGATTCGGATATCAAATCCTTATTAGTATCACCTTTCAATAATAAATAGTAAACCAAAACTCATTCCACGTAATATTTTTTTATAAATTCAATTAAATCTTTTTTCGGTTTCCATCCAAGTACATCTTTAGCTAAAGTATCAACACAAAGTGTTTCCAACATTTCCCCTGGTCTTCTATCAATATATTCTCTTGGATAGTCATCACCAAACGCATCAGCTACTTCATTGATAGAATAATTGTGTCCAGTACCAAGTTCAAACAATTGACCAGTAATATGACCAGTACTTTCACCATTTTCTCTACTAAAAGTTATTCCTTCTGCACATTTTACCAAACCATCCACAATATCATCTATGTGAGTAAAGTCTCGTCTTTGTTCACCTTCCCAAGTTATTGTTAATGGTTCACCATTCTTATATTGTCTTTCAAATATACCAACAACTGTACAATATTTACCTTCGGTTAATTGTTGTGGCCCATACACATTATAAAATCTACATATGGTTGTGGGTAAATCCCACACTTTATTATATAACTTCATCAACTCCTCACCTTGCCATTTTGTAAATGTATATGGATTACAATACTTATCGCCATGAGATGATGATGAACCAGCATAAATTACTGGTGTATTATCTTTTCTAGCCCATTCTAAAACCCTTTGTGTACCAACAGTATTTGTATCGAATGTTTCTGTCGGTTCATCGAATGATGGTTGTATCCTGGCTAGAGCGGCTAAATGAAACACAACATCTGGTTTTTCCATAAAAAAATCAAAGTCATCACACGTTCTTATATCAGTATCAAAATATTGACATCCATCAACGTGATTACGTTTAAACCCAGTACTATAGTTATCCACCGAAACAACTTCATGTCCATCATTCAATAATCTCTTTATTAGATTTGTTCCTACAAATCCCGCTCCTCCTGTTACTAATGTTCGCATATTATTAATTCCTTCTCATATGTTTTTAATGACTTAATTTCTAATTTAAATATTTCAAATTCCATCTCACCGACTTCACCACTATCTTTAAGTATCTTCGATAAATTCACTAATACTTGAAAATAGTTATTATTCAACAGACTACAATCAAACTTTACTACCACGTCATTTTTTGGCTTAAAATGGTCTGAATGTATTTTTTTACTCAAATTATAAGTAGTATTTGGTTGTTCTCTTTCTATATAATTGTTCACTCCAAATCCTTTATGTCCAACAAAATCCCCATAGATATCTGAACACCAAGGTTCTAATTGTGTCAATAATTCAGTAGAACAATTTTCAACTACAAAACCTATATCATATTTTGGTGTAACAATCGGTAACATATATTCATCGTGTTGTACCATTGTTCCCCACTTACGAATAAAGTTTCTCATATTCTTTTGATTAGTCATCTGCCATTCTGGTGAATCCTTACCAACATCACCACCAGCGTGTTTATTATATCTACTACCACGACTTGTAAAGTGATATACAAAAGACAACCAAGATTGTATTAAGTCATAATCCTTCAATAAAAATCTATTGAATAAATCTGAATCTTCTCTTGATTGTGGAGCG